GATGGAGCAGTAATAGAAGTAGCACCAAAAGCAATAGCCGAATCATTAGCATCTTCACCAAAACAAAATGATGTATTGGCATTACCTGTAACGCCTCGACCCATTACTATTTGATTAGTACCGTCTACAGCAGAAATATCAGAGTCGTACCCTACAACTATATTTTCATCGCCTGTAGTAATTGCATCACCACATTTAGCGCCAATAAGTGTGTTTTGAACGCCTGTGGCTAATAGGTTTCCTGCGGCATGACCAACTGCTGTATTGTAAGCGTTTGTAGCAGTAGTAAAATTTTGAGTATATAAAGCAGCATAACCTACTGCAGTACTTGTACTACCTAAAGTATCATTACTTAATGCATACACTCCAAGAGCAACATTATAATCAGCATCCGTTAAAGCGTCTCCAGCTAGAGCGCCAATTATGGTGCTGTTAATGCCTACGGTTAGTGCTACACCTGCTTGATAACCAACGGCAGTATTACTGCTTCCAGTTGATGCTTTCAGAGCCTGATAACCTACTGCCGTTGAATTCGTTCCAGTAGTGACCGTACCCAAAGCATCCTGACCTATGCCCACATGACCTGACCCAGTTGTGACAGCCCCTAAAGAAGCCCGACCAACAGCCACCATCGCAGTTCCAGTGGTACAAGCATCCATGCTCTGATAGCCAATCGCAGTATTGCTGCTACCTAAATTGTTCCGCAAGGCTTCCTGTCCGACAGCAACACATGCCTCTCCGGTTGCCATAAGACTTAAAGCGTCCTTACCTATAGCCACATGCTCTGGGCCCGTGGTTGAAGTTGCTAAAGCGCCCTGCCCCACAGCCGTATTAGCTGCAGCCGTAGTTAAGGCTCCTCCAGCAGTTGTACCGATCAGTGTGTTGTTAGCCCCGGTACTCAAAGCATCCCCGGCAGAAGACCCGATTATGGTGCAATTAGCTGCAGTGCTTACGGCTACACCTGCTTGGTAGCCCACAGCGGTATTGTTATTCGCGGTAGTGACTTTAAGTGCTTCAAACCCGACCGCAGTTCCTGTCGTTCCGGTGGATATCGTACTTAAAGCACTCGTTCCCACAGCAGTATGGCCAGAAGATGTAGAAACCGCGTCTAAAGCCAAAGCACCTATTGCCACATTCGATCCGCCCGTGGTGTTTTGATCCAGAGCACTCATGCCCACAGCGGTATTGTATGTTCCGGTGGTGGTTGCGTTCGCTGCAGCAGAACCTACCGCTGTATTAAATGCTCCCGCAGCCGTTGTCAACGCATCGTTACCAACAGCCGTATTATGATGAACATCTGTCGCTGTACTTAAAGCGCCTTGGCCTAAAGCAGTATTGTAATTTCCCGTCGTTATGGCATCACCGGCAGCGGCACCAACAGCGGTATTTGATGTACCCGTGGTGTTTGCAGCCAACGCACTACCACCACATGCAGTGTTGTTTGATGCAGTTGAATTAGCTGACAAAGCATTTTTACCGACTGCTGTGTTTGAATCTCCAGTGGTATTAGCATCTAAAGAAGCCTCCCCAACTGCTGTATTTGAAGCACCAGTACTGTTTAGCAATAAAGCAGATGATCCGACAGCGGTGTTGTTGCTTGCCGTTGTCGTGGCTCCGCCTGCGTTGTCTCCGAGGAAGGTATTGTCAGTACCAGTGCTTACAGCATCTCCTGCTGCATTCCCAACCAGGGTATTCTCACTTCCCGTACTTACAGCAACTCCAGCCTGGTATCCCACAGCGGTGTTGTTATTACCCGTCGCAACTTTCAACGCTTCAAAACCTACCGCCGTACCCGTCGTTCCGGTGGACATGGTAAGTAAAGCACTCGATCCCACAGCAGTATGACCTGAAGCCGTACTGACAGCACCGCCTGCGTTATCGCCCAGAAAAGTATTATCGGAACCTGTGCTAACAGCATCACCCGCTGCATAGCCCACCGCCGTGTTATCTGTTCCCGTTGAGTTGGTCTTGAGAGTATCCGTCCCGACTGCCGTGTTGTCGGCAGCGGTCGTGGCGACCAATAAAGCCGAAGAACCAATAGCGACGCTGTTACTGCCCGTGGTTAATGCGCCGCCTGCGTTGTCTCCGAGGCAACTGTTATCAGAGCCGCTGGTCACCGCATCGAGCGCCGCTTCACCGATAGCTACATTGTCCGTGCCGGTGGTTAACGCCGTACCTAAAGAACCACTTCCCAGCCCGACATTGCCCGTACCTCCCGTGAGGTCTAAAACATCGGTCACCGCCGCGCCTGAACCCGCACCGTCGGCCACAACCATCTTGATTCCGCCATTGGGAATCACGACATTAGCACCAGTGCCCTGACTGATTGAAACAGCGTACCCAGCCGAGTTCTGGATAATCCAGACTTTATTGACCGTGTTAGGCGCGAGGGTGACGGTATTAAGAGCAGTGGTAGACCCTGTTAAAGTCATTACCATCGCTCGGGCCGCGTCGGACGTTCCATCAGCTATCGTGATCGTGTGCGTCGTTCCCGTGATGCCTTCCGAACCGCTACCAAAGGCTTCGCCTATCAACTCTAAGTTGGTGTTGGTGCTTGTACCCCAAGTTCCTGACTCATCGCCGGTAGCGATTTCTTTTAGTCTAAGATCATTTACATAAGTTGCCATTTTAAGCTACCTTTTTCCATTCCGGGTCTTGATCACTATCCACGGCTGACCAAGACGGTGTTTGTGTCGTTGAAATTGAACTCCAGTTCGGAGTCTGATCCGTATCTACAAGCCCCCATACCAAGAGTTGCGTGATTTCACCGGTTCCTGCCAAACCTTCAAGCGTAATATTTGAAGTACCTGTAACCGTAACCGATCCCAGGCTACCTGTAGCCGCTCCCAAATCAGTGAGGCTGATGATGTTGTTGGTGATGAGCGTGATGCTGCCCAACGCCGAAGTGCCTGCCACGCCTGTCGGGTAGACATTCGCGTCACCGGTAACCGTTTCATCGCCCAACCCAACCGTGGATGCCGTACCGCTGACGCCGGTAATGGCATACCCCGCTGCCAGCAACGTGCCAACCGCGCCCGTGCCCGCAAGGCCAGTAAGCGCAATTGTAGCGCCACCTGTAGCAACCGGTGTGCCAACTGCGCCTGTACCCGCAAGGCCCGTAACCGCAACATTGGCAATACCCGTGGCAACCAGCGTACCGACAGCGCCCGTACCTGCAAGACCAGTGACAGCGACGTTCGCCGCAGCACTGACACTAACCGAGTCAACTGCGCCGGTACCGGCAAGACCGGTAAGTTCGACAGGAACCGGCTCACCCCAAGTGAGCGATCCCCATGTACTCCGGCCCCAACCTGTAATATTTGCCACATCACTCTCACTACGCTATACGAATCACCGCATTACTGGCGTCCGCCGTTGGAAACGTGATCGTAAAACTACCTGCCGTGCTGGTTTTATTACCACCAAAATCGAACACCGCCACCGCCGGATCACCCGATGCTGAATCATTAAAGATCATGCAGCCTCGCGCCGTAATCGTACAGGTGCCGAAAGTTAAATCGGCAAAGTCCGTAAACGCCGTGGTCCCCGACGTGGTGGGGTCTATCCGCGTCAGGGAAGAACCCTTGGCCGTATAATTCGTACCCGTCGCTTCTTGAGAAGTGCTATATGCCGTGGTGGCAGCACTCATCGTGGCTGAACTGGTGTACAGCGCCAGATTGAACGTACTGCCGCCTGAGAGTAAAAAATTGTGCTTGGCTTCCATCAATTCTTTCTTGAAGCTCGTACACATCGCTTGCGTGATTGCCATCAGATTCTCCTGATTATCGCGGCCATATCACTATGACCTTGCTGTTCCAAAACATTCCCCACCGTGCAGATATGGGATTCAATCGCCTTGTGCATGTAATCCACCAGCACAGCTTCCACCTGCTTCTTGAACACATGCGCCTGTTGCCTGATCGGCTCGGGAGCCGTGTTGCTGATACTCACAATTTTGTTAGCTGCCATATATGCCCATTCTTCCGGGGTATGCCCACGGTAATGGGTGGTTTCGACCCCCAGATTGCCTACAGACGTATCTAATTCAGCTTGAAACATCAGTAACTCGCCGGTTCCACCGGACGTAACCCAGCTTGTTTAGCTGGTTTCATATCGTCCTCGCGCCCATGAATGGACACCACCACGCCATCTTCCTGTTCTATATTTGAAAATTCTGTAATTTTCAGATTGCCGTCTTCAGCATACACAACCGGCGGATTATCCATCCGATGATAGCCGTACAAGCGTTTCTTTTCTGGAATATTGGTATCCAGTAACGGCGAACTTGGGGCCACGCCAACTTCCATCCCTGTCATCATGCAACGTGCCAGCCAAAACTCACAGCAGGCTCGCCCCAATTCTCCAAAGTGCATGTTGGTGGTGTAGGTAAAATCCGCGCCAAAGACACTCAACCGCTTAACCTGCTTCCACATCGCAAACGCCAGTGCGTAGGAAATGGTGTTGTTGAAATAGCCACAGCCAAGGTCCGTAACGATCTCTTCCAGCGGGTACAGTTCTATCGCCGGAACCCGTTCGTCCAGTTCGCACGAATACACCGGGCAGGTCAGCTTTGGCAATATTTTACGCATCACTTCCGTCTGGCCCCCGGCATCCTCGGTCTCAAAAAACCGCGAAGCCGGGTCCATCATAAACACCCGGTCGGCGTTGACCACCGCACACATCGAGTTCACCGCCCACACCTCGTCGTATTCTTCGCTGTGCGTAATCGACAGGTGATAATCCAACTGGCTATGACCCAAGCCAAGCAACGCCACATGATTGAGTTCTTTAGACATCAGGCTCGCATCGTCCTTACAGCGCCTCCCCTGTAACTGTCGGTGGTATTGTAGCCTTCCGCCAATGTCTTCAGTTGCTGCACCGCTTCCTGATACCTGGCTTCGTATATCTGCATCAGTTCGGCCTCGCCTTTCAGAAATATATAAGACTCAACCAGGGAAGCATACAACAGGGCCAACTCAGCGTTGTCACCGAGCCAACTGGTGCCGCTGCTGGCCGCCGTGATCGATTCGGGTTTGTAGAAATAATGCAGTTCAACGGTATAGCCGCTACCAGGCGTAGGGCCAAGAATGAACGCATCGTCATCAAAAATACCGTAATATTTCGGCACCCCGGTGGTGGATGACACCGGGTAAGCCCCCCGGATAAAGTTCACATCCTTAAAAATCAGGTATTCATAGCCGCTGTTGTCCAGTGCCAGCGAATAAGGCGCGAGAAAATCAGTGGGCGTTGCCAGGTACGCATTGCCAGAAGTCATCGTGCCGCTGGTATTCTTACGAAAATCCGGCAGTTGCGCGGTTTTCAGAATACGGTTCTCGGCCTGGATGATGATCGTGCCCAGATCGTTGACAAACGTCGTTTCGGTCGTTTCCAGGTAATCCTGAATGGCCGACTTCAGCGTTGTGTAGGTCCAAGCCATCAGCCTGTACTCACCGTCAACCTGCCAACCTGACCGTGCATGGTCAGGCCCACCGTGCGGCTGCCCATAGCAGTATTACCGCCGCCAATAGGGTTCCAGGCATACAGCCTGCGACTCTCTTCCAAGGTCGATTCGGGCCGTGGATGACGCAACGATTGCGGATCGGACTTGTTGATCTGACCCAACTGAAGCTGCGGCTGATCCTTATCCATCACGTCCTTACCCACACGCATACCCGTGGGACGCCCACCCTCATACTGCTCCACCATGTCATGCAACTTGTAGCGAAACCCGGTGCGGTCGCAATAGCCAAACGCATATTTGCCGTTAGCATAGCTCATGGGAATCGATACCCTCCGGGCGTGACCCGAAACGAAGCCTTCTCCCGATCCGCATCGGCAGCCAAATTCCACTGCTCCTCATACTCCGATTTCAGCAACGGCACTCTTTCCAACGCTTCAGGCCGCTTCAAACTTATCTGGTACGCCAGCCCGGAAACCAGGCAAGGCAGGTACCGCGAAGGCACGTCCATGTTATTGGACGCCGGTGACCCCGAATCCTCGACCCGCTCCATGTAGTAATAGCCCAGCGTGTAGGTTTCGGTGCTGTCCGGCACCGGCCACAGGTTCACCGCAATCCCGGCAGGGTCTTTCTCAAGCCAATACTGCAGCGGCTTGGCTTGGTTCAGTTTATTGGACAAATGCGCGTGTTCGCTGATCGAAATCCGTGTCAGCACTTGGTCGAACTGACTGCTGGTATCGCCTGAATTGGTACGAATATATGCCTCGATAATATCCAGAATCTCACCCGACAACGCATAACGGGCCGTGCCTGCGGTGATTGACGTGGTGCCTTCCTGTATCGTCCACAGGTTCAGTCCACGGTTCTGCCATTCCAGCATCAACAGGTCGATGCTTCTTCTGGCCGTCCGATAGTCATAGCCGCTGCGCAGTTCCAGACCGGCGCGCTCAAACGACTCCTCGATCATGTCCGCCAAATCGAGGGTGAAGGCATAGGTACCGCTGGTTGCCATTAACGCTTCCTGGTTGGTTTCTTCTTAGCTTTAGCTTTTTTAGCTACCTTTTTAACAGCCGGTTTTTTCTTCGCTACGGGCTTCGCTTGTGGCTTGGGTTGTGGCTTGGGTTGTGGCTGCATGTCAGCCAACCGTGCCTGCGCCTCTTTCTTGGTCATCGCATCGAAAACAACCACGTCGTGCCCGCCATCCGCGTTCTTTGTCCCGATCTGGTAGATGGGTTCTCCCATCGTGTCAGGATGCAGCGAAGTCCCGTTTTGAAAAATCTCAAGACCACTCATTGCCCTCTCCTACGAATAGTGCTTCACCATCTTCAGAACAACGGTATAAGCATCCCCGGAACTGTGTCCGACCGTGGTAAACATGATGTCGCCCGTGACGCCGGAGCCGGAATTGTTGTTCAGCCCGCTGAATTCACTGAAATCGAGCGTGTCCGAATAATCCGCCGGTAAATGCAGAGCCAGCACATCGGTACTAGCATCCCAAAGCAGCTTGACACTCATGCCTAAAGTTGAAAACCACACCGATTCGATTGCCACGGTGCTACAGGCGCTACCCGTAACAGGGTCCGAACCCAGCGCCGAGACATCCACTTTCTTAACCGCGGCTTCTCCTGTGCCGTCGCTGACGTTGGTGAAACTCATCACCGCATGGCGACCACCGTCCTGAATGGTTTGGCTTGTTACAGCATCAGCCATCTCGTTTCTCCTGTCTTAAATAACAGAGTGGAGGGGTGAACCCCCCACCCGGTTAATTCAATCACCGCTTACTCGAACGGTGTTGCTAGCGACCCATCACCATGAAGGAACGCTTCGCAATGCCATACCGCTGCACTGGTTGCCACCAAGCGAATCACGCCACCGACAAGCCAGCCTTGCGCTGCCGATCCCAAGTCAATGGTATCGTCATCACTGGCATCAGGAATGAAGGTATTGTTATCGGTAGCCGTTGCCGGATCAAAGAGATATGCAAAACCAGAGAATA